AGTCTTCTTTTTGCAGGAGGTGCATAATGGCATTGGTATTAGGTTATATTAAAGAGGAAGAGTTTGTACAAGAATGTTTTAATACTTCTTTCGAACTCGAGCGCAGATATAAAGAACTCGTGGAGAAATTTGATGGGTTTGATTTTGAGTTTCTAAAGGAATATGGAACTAGTAGTTACAACTCAAAACTTATAAAAGACTTGACAACAGAAATACAAAACAGAAAGGAAAATGTATAATGAAAATGTATGAAATAAAATTAAAGTTGAACACAAGAAAAGAAAATTGGAAACGATTTGAAACAGCAAGGGAAGCAGTTAAGTATATCCTTGCAGAAAGACATGCCGAAGGGTTCACAGTTGATGGTCGTACTTATGAAGATAAGTTCGAAGAGATTGAGTGGATTGGAAAAGGAAGAGTGGTGAATGTCTAAGATAGAAATTAATAAAACATACCGTATCTCTGTACCTCATAACGGATTCGAAGAAGTCGATGAGTATTATAATGGCGAAGAAGGGAAAGTATACCTAGTCACAACCGCATATAAAAGTGCTGAAATACATGTTACTCCAGAAACTCAAACAGAACTAGACTTATTAAATCGCTATATAGATAAAGATAGTAGAGGTACTATATTATTTGAGAGAGAGTTTGGGAATATTGAGTTTCTAAGCGCAGATGATGCTTACTCTATGGTTATAAAAGACCGTCAATCTGGTGAAGAACTAGATGAAAGCATGGAGAAACTGTACTTTGATGACCTATGGGAATTGGTAGATTATGAGCAATATTGTAGTTTACCTATTACGTTAACAGAAGTAGCGGAGTAAATAATGTTTGAGTTTTTTTTAGGATTAATGATTGGTGGTTTTGGAACCATACTGTTTGTCTTTATGACAAGTGTCGATATTGATTGTGGCGGGTATACTGCTATGACACCTGAAGAAGAAGATGAAGAGAGAGAAATGTATCTCAGAGGTGAAGATTAGTGGGAACTAAGGCAGGAAAGATTTGGGGAAACACAGAACTGATACACGCGAATGGTGTATTAGAGTTTCATCGTATCGAATTTAAAAAGGGATATAAGTGTTCCGAACATTTACATAAACATAAATGGAATGGTTTCTTTGTTGAAAGGGGTACTATGATTGTTCGTGTATGGCAAGACGGAGAACAGGATGGTCTTGTTGATGAAACAATACTAACCGCAGGAGATTTCTGTCAAGTAAAACCAGGAAAGATACATCAGTTCGAAGGTGTTCAAGATGGCGTTGCGTTTGAACTCTACTGGGCAGAGTTTGCTCACGATGACATTGAAAGACGTACTATAGGAACTTCTATTTAAAGTAGTTCGAATTCAGAATAGTCAAACTCTGCAGAAAAAGATGTATAACCTCCTTCTCCGCTTGAAGAAAAACTTATAGCACCTAATGATGTCGGTATACAATCATGATACTTAATTAGTTTATTAGTATTGTTATGACTTGATAAGATAGATAATGTTATATCTGAATAAGTTGGAATAGCAGTCCTTCTTTTTTCAGCAGTTTCAAATTGTGAATTTACGAGACGTTGTAACCAATCAAACATTTCTTTATATGATTCCATATTTTCATCAAGGAGAATAGTGAACGAAACAGTTGAAAACTCCATCTTAGTTCCAGGAACAGGTATCTTACCTCTCGGAAAATCCATATCCTGATTTGTTACTGATGCTGATGGGTGTTCTACAGACTGACAAAAGAACTCTAAATTAGGATATCTTTTTCTATCAATACTTATCCTAAACCCTGTTGGTTGTAAGTAGTTAATATTCGTTGTAAGACTAGCATCTTTTATTTGAGTTTTAAGTGTCGCTGCATTCTGTGGCATTTTAATTCCTATATCTGTACTTCTATTTATATATAATAAAGATACTAAAATAAATAATACTTGACTTTTTACGCAAAATAATATATAATAAAGGTTATACGAGAAAGGTATATTAATGATAAATTTAGAATCCATATTAGCAGAGTGGAAAGAGGACTCAATTATACATCAACATCAACTTGATAAAACAAGTATGGACACTCCTAAGATGCATGCCAAGTATCTTGAATACCTATCTCTAACCAAACTACGATTAAAGAAAGCAGAGTTTTCTCAGAAGTCTCTGCTAAAAGATAAGTGGTTATGGTACAACGGGAAGATGGACGAAGAGACTATGAAGTCAAAGAACTGGTCACCCGACCCATTTAATGGTTTGAAAGTATTGAAGGGTGACCTAGAGAAGTACTACTACGATGCTGACAAAGAAATACAGGACAGTGAGATACGCATTCAGTATCTAAAAACAACTGTAGAAACTTTAGAAAGTATTATGAATAATCTTAATTGGAGACATACTACCATAGGTAATATTATTCGATGGAGACAACTTGAGGCAGGTGCGTAATGAGTTTAGATGCGATTGAACCCGGAGCAACTGAAAATGATAAAGCAAAAGCATTCGCGGAAGAAAGAGTTAATTTTCTTATAGATAATAACTACGTTGATAAAAATAGACGTGAAGAAATATTTGAAACATTAAGATATAAGTTTATAGAAGAAAATGCCAGAGACAGAGAATACACTGCCAAATACAATAACGGTGGGACTCAAAAATCATAGCATGATGTTGGTTGATGCGGAAGCGCATCAGATACCAGAACTACGCGAATACTTTTCTTTCTTTGTACCTAACTATAGATATGTACCTGCCTACAAGAACAAAAAGTGGGATGGCAAAATCAAATTATTCAATCAGGTCACGCGCGAACTCAATGTGGGTTTGTATGAACACTTACGTAAGTTTTGTAGTGACCGAATGTATCCCCTACGATTACAAGAAACTGATTACGGACATCCGGCACAGAGAAATAAAGTAGACCACCAAACCCTTGTGAAGTTTCAAGAGAGTTTAGAGTTACCCTTTCCCCTACGCGATTATCAATATGAAGCAGTGTCACACGGCATAGAGAAAAAACGCGCGATTTTATTATCCCCTACAGGTTCAGGTAAATCCTTTATCTGTTATAATCTGATACAATGGTACATGGATAACTATGGCGACAAACAGATACTGATTGTTGTTCCTACAACAAGTCTAGTCGAACAACTCTATAAAGATTTTGATGAGTATGGATTTGATGTTGAAGAGAATGTGCATCGTATCTATAGTGGTAAGGATAAGAATACCGACAAACCTATTATCATATCAACGTGGCAATCTATCTACAAGTTCAGTCCAGATTGGTATGAGAACTTTGGTTGCGTAGTAGGTGATGAGGTACATCTCTTCAAGGCAAAGTCTCTTTCGGGTATTATGAATAAGTGTGTGAATGCTGAATATAGGTTTGGTATGACAGGTACACTCGACGGAACCGCAACAAACAAACTCGTGCTTGAAGGATTGTTTGGTGTAACGAAAAGAGTAACGATGACCAGAGACCTACAGGAGAAAGGTACACTTGCAAAATTAGATATCTCCATTCTATTATTGAGGTATCATAATGATGTGTGCCACTGGATGAAGGGTAAGACCTATCAAGAGGAAATAGATTATATTGTCACGAATGAGAAACGCAATAGATTGATTACTAATCTAGCGGCAGACCAGAAGGGAAACTCACTGGTGTTATTTCAGTTCGTAGAAAAGCATGGTAAACCATTATTCGATATGATACGCGACAAGGTAGGCGAGAGACCCGTATATTACGTCTCAGGAGAGGTAGATGCAAAAGACAGGGAACAGATAAGGGGTATTGTAGAGAAACAAAAGAATGCTATCATTGTTGCATCACTGGGAACATTCTCTACAGGTATCAACATAAGAAACCTACATAATATTATATTTGCATCTCCAAGTAAGTCTCAAGTGAAAGTGTTGCAATCTATTGGTAGGGCATTACGAATGAGTGATGATGGTAGTGTTGCCAAACTCTATGACATTGCAGATGACTTTCATGTGAAATCTCATAAGAACTTTACACTGAAACATAGTGGTGAAAGAATCAAGATATATAGTAAGGAACAGTTCCCATATAACATATTTAAATTGGACTTAAAGTAGGACTAAATAATATTATGAGTAAAGAATTATACGAGACAAAACAGTTTAAACTTACATCAGGGGAAGAGATTATCGCTGAAGTAGTCCAATGGAATATGGATGACGAGACAGAGATAGTTGTCCGTAAGGCAATGAAACTTGTCATGGGTGAAACTGAAGGTGGTAACTACAGATATTATTCCTTTCGACCTTGGATGGTATATCAAGAAAACTTACAGGACTTTATTATATTGAACGCGGCACATATTGTTGGTATTGCTCAACCTGTTGATTCTATATTGATACAATATGAAGAAGCACTTATTAGTATGCAAGAGATGTTTGAGAATAGAGAAACCCAAGCAACCGTAACAGGTAATGGTGATGTGAATGAACTGACCCAGAAGTTAAGAGACCATTTAAAAAGTATTGAAGAAGAGAACAATGATAATGATTCAGATGATAATGTGCTCCCATTTATAGACCCAAAGACGTTACATTAATTATGTATATCCAACCTTCCCTAAAGAGTACTTTAATTATACCATACTTCTCGTAATATGTCAAGCATAAAATGAAAATAAATATTTGCTTGACTTCTACACCCCGTTGTGATAGAATAGTAGGTATAGAAATAAAAAACCATAATAGGAATTAAAATGACTGATAAAGTGAAAGTGAAACCAAAGGATAGACCACACTACGTGAATAACGCGCAGTTCTCACAAGCAGTGGTTGACTATGTTACTATACTGAATGAGGCACGCGACAAGAAGGCAAACCAACTTCCAAAGGTTCCCGACTATATCGCATCATGTTTCCTAAAAATATGTGAGGGTCTTTCCCATAAATCAAACTTCGTTCGATACACTTATAGAGAAGAGATGGTAATGGACGCAGTAGAGAACTGTCTCAAGGCGATAGAGAACTACAACCTCGAAGCGGCAACCCGTACTGGTAAACCAAACGCCTTTGCATACTTCACACAAATATCTTGGTACGCATTTCTTAGACGTATACAAAAAGAAAAGAAACAACAAGACATCAAAATGAAATATATCAATCAATCTGGTATTGAGAACTTCCTTGATAATGAACTGGGTGATGCTCAGAGTGCCACAGTTGCACAAGCATTCGTTGACCAACTCCGTATTCGTATTGATGAGGTAAAGGTCAAGGATAGTGAGTGGAAAGAGATTG